CGCAACCGAGGATGGCCATCTTGCCTCCCTGTCGCTGTGCGTCACTGACGCACCCTACGTCCACGTTGTAGATGGCTGATGCCATTTCTTTGTACACGTCTCCCCCCTTTCGGAACGTCTCAACGAGATCGTTCTGCCCTGCTACCCACGCCAAGACGCGGGCTTCAATCGCCGAATAGGCGGCGAACATAAGCCGATGGCCATCCTCGGCAACCAGCATCGAACGCAACAGATCGGAGGCAAGAACCGTACCGGCCCCATATTCCGACACATCCTCGTCCTGCTTCAACTTGGATATGATAATATCAAGTTCTGCTTGTTTCTTTTGCGGACGTGGAAAGTTCTGCGGCTGCACCAGCTTGCCGGACCAGCGGCCTGTTGCTGCGCCATGATAAACGAGAAGGCCGCGCATCCGTCCGTCGGCATTGGCCGCGTGAAGCATGGCATCATACTTGGCGGTGCTCGACTTGGCTCCGTTCTGCCTAAGTGTCAGTACCTCACGGATCACCGGGTGCAGGCGGTCATAAGTCAGCAGCCGGGCAACGGTCTGCTTGTCAACAGACTTGGTGGCAATCCCGTGGCTGTTAAGCCAAGCCACCAAGTCCATGCCATTTGTTGCGGCTTTGACAGAACCCTTCGTAAGTCTTTGAATTTCCGCATCAATTTCTACGCTGGCATTTTCCGCCAGTGATTTGACGCGGTGCACAAGATCGACATCCAGCTTCACGCCCCGGTCGTTGACACGCTGGTCGAGTTGGTAAAGACGACGCTCACTATCGGGCATTGCGTGCAGTGTCTCGGCGACGGATAGTTCCGTTCGCACGTCCTGTTGGCAATAGGCGATAAGCTGTTCGACCTTATCCTTCGTGTTCCACCATGTGTAGGTTCCGTCGGCGTTCACCTTACGCGGCCGTGCCATCCGGAGCATAAGGGCAGCACCCGTCTTGTCCTTCTGTTCTTCAACGCCAAGGACGGCAGCGGCTTGACCCAACGCACGGGGCAACCCCATCGCGCTGGCCTGCGCCATCGTGCAGCGCCATTGCTTAATTTTGGTGCGGGGCCACTGATAGCGGCCGACCATGATCTCGTTCCAGATCGTGCGCTCGAAGTTGGCGTTCCATGCAGAGAGCAATCCGCCTTCGACGATCCAATCTTCGAGGCGTGCATCCATCTCATCGCCCGGAACCCAAACCTGTACGTCATCCGACCACGGCGCTTTGTAGGCCATGCACCAGATGTCAGTCGATGGATCAGAGGCGTACTTATAGACACCCGTCTTGCGGAGATCGACGGCGCTGCGCGTCTCGAAGTCGATGCTCACTACCATGTTCGTTCCCTCTTTTTCGTCGGTGTCACGTTTGCTTTCCCCGTAGCTGGCACAAGTCGCATAGGCTCGTCAACAAAAAAAATCGCTTGCATTCGATATTCAACCTGTGCCACCCAAAGCGGGCAGTAGAAATGTAAGGGAGATTATGGCTCATAGAATTAACGAATGGACGCCCCAAGAGGACGCCAAACTTGCGGAACTTTACGCGGCTAACTTGATGCCCGGACAAATTGCACGGGCGCTTGGCCGCACAGTGAACGCGGTTGATAGTCGGCGTAGAAAGATAGGGCTGAAGCGAGACTTTGTTGTTGAGAAAACTCCACCGCCAGATGATCTGGCAGAGAGGGTGAAGACGATGAATATGACCCAACTTGTTGAACACTATGGACGCGCAAGAACGGTGATTCTTCGTTGGATGCGGGAACTTCAACTCACGCAGATAATGGCTGGCGTGAGGAAGAAGGCTATCCCAGCCAACTTCCACAAGATGGCCGTGACTATGACCCGCGCTGAATTGATGCGGCTTTATAATACAAACCATGTTACGGTTCGGGGCTGGCTTGAGGAGTTAGGCGTTACGCCGCTGTCGATGTTAGAGCGGCGTGCTCAGATTGCAAAGCCAGTTCCGATTAAGATCGAGGAGGAATGCACGGTTCCGCGTCGGGAGTTTAAAAGCCACACGAAACTGATTGCGGCTGAAGCTGCGCATTTTCTGCGTCGCACGCATCAAAGCGTCCATCGTGCGGACATACAGATGTACGAGCAGTCGTCTCATACATGGGGTGACGTTAACAATGTGCCTCATCGAGGCGTCAATCAGTATTTTGTCTCAGGAAAAGGCGTGATGTGGTTCGATGACCTCATCGCCTACGCTGAAACAAAAGGGTTTAAAATCAAGGAGTTAATCTAATGGTACGTCCTACTAAAACTGTTGAAGCCGAAGTTGTAACCGAGCCTGTCGTAAACGAGAAGGACGCCATCATTGCGTGGCTTCGCTCTGGCAAGATGAATATGTTTGAGCGCAGCACCCGCTGGTTGGCGGATCGGATTGCGGAAGGAGATCATCTGAAATGACTGATGATGATAAAAAGCTGGTCGAGATGTTGCGAGATGATCACCAATATATTTTGGTTGAAGGACACAACGTCACAGACTGGGACAGCATTGAAGCACAACGCTTTGAAGCCGCCGACCGCATCGAAGACCTAATCGCAGAGAACGAGCGGCTGCGTGAGGCGCTGAGGCAGATCGCCAACATCATTCCGCCGATCCAAACCACCATCGCCCGCGCAGCATTGGGGGACACGAAATGAAACAGGAAACCGCAGCGCAACTCGCTGAATGGATCGCCGAAACTACACGCGGCTACGCCCGGCGTGACGGCAACATAATTTATATCGAAGGTAAGATTGATGCCTACGAACTTCTTCTATATGCTCAGTCGCTTCTGACTGGCAGAACCACGGAGCAAATCCATGAGGACAATCGGATGTCTTATACTGGTCGGCCTGTCGTTGACCGCAGTAATGCTGCGGTTGAAGGTGCGGATGGGTGATTTAGATTTGAAAGGCTATGAAGATTATAATGACTACATTTGAGCGAGAGCAGATCATCGAATACATTGAGCACCGCGCTAACCGGACGCAATCACATGAGGCCAAGGTGGCGTTGCTTGTGTTGGCCTCGGACTTGCGCGCCGAGTTCCACCTACCGGGGGGTCTAAGCAATGGACAAGATAAAGTGGAATGATGACGAAGGACAGATTGACTGCATACCAGTATTCATAATCGGTTTTGAAGAAGACTTTGAGCGCGGCATAGTAATAACAACTGCCGCCTACAATCTGATGGACGAAGCCGAGCCGGACTTTGCGCTATACGCAATAGACGCGGCCGTTGATATGCTGATGCAGAAGCGTGACAAAATCGAAAAGAGGGAATTGCACTGATGAAATTTAAGACGCTCTATGAGATTGGGTTCACCGATCTCGTGTCCGTTATCCCGCCCAATGCCGAGTTGTCGGCCATGTCCAAAATCCAAGCCGATCAAGCGGGCAAAGCGCCCGGTCGGCAGAATGCACAGGGCACATGGGGCGGCTATGGCTGGCAGGACTATACGCCGACGCCGAATGACGTTGAGCGGTGGGATCGCAGCCACGCTAACATCGGCTTGAAGGCAAGCAAATACCCTGCGGTTGACATTGATGTTGTTAACGAGGGGCTGGCTAGGGTCATCGGGGAGATGGCGGTCAAGGCATTGGGCAAAGCCCCGATCCGCATTGGCCGGTATCCCAAGAGGCTTCTCATGTATCGCACCGACGAGAAGATCGGCCGGATGCAAGTGCGGTTCCGGGATGGCATGGGCGTCGAGCAGCTTGTAGAATTTCTAGGGGACGGGCAGCAGTACGTCATCGCCGGTATCCACCCTATCACCAAGGAGCCATACAGTCTTGATGTGGACCTGACGCAACGTGGCCCGGCTGGGTTGAAGAAGGTCACACGGGAAAAGATCGAGCAGTTCTTTGCCGATCTGACCGAGACGTTGGAGATGATGGGCTGCCAGATTATCCACGCCGACAAGACAGCCCAGAAGGCAGTCGAGCGGCAGTCGGTCGATCAGGCGTCGCTCATCGCGCCAAGCGTTGCTCATGTGCAGGCGGCTGTTGCGGCTATCCCGAACAAGACAGAGCATTTCCCGGATCGTGATGACTATATCCGCATGGGCTACGCCATCAAGGCAGCGTGCGGCCCGGACAATGAAGCCGATGCGTTCGAGATATTCGAAGCATGGTCGGCCAGTTGGGAAGACGGCGTTAACACGCTCGATACTATCGAGGCGGACTTTGGCCGTATGCACCCGCCCTATGAGTTGGGCTGGGACTGGCTGGCGGGTAAGGCTGCGGCCTTCGGGTATAAGCGCGAGGTTGATGAGTTCGATGTGACGGACTTTAGCGACGATGACTTTGGCGTAGTAGCATCGGCCGGGGAAACGCCGATTGAGTATAGCGACATTGCTTTGGCGCAGCGCGTTGCTCGTCTACACGTTTCGGATATTCGATACGTTGTTGGCGGCATGGGCTGGGTCGCATGGGACGGCAACAAGTGGGCGAAGGACGTGGCCAACAAGCACATCTCCATCGTCCGTAAGGTTTGTGCGCAGGCGTCGTCCGAGGCGTTGGCTAACATTGGAAGCCCACAAAAGGCCGAGCGGATCGCGCAGCGTGTGGCGTCATACAATGTGATCGCCAACGTGGCCAAGCTGGCAGCGGTAGAACCATCTATGCAGGCAACCACGGAGCAGCTAGACGCCGACATCTATATCCTCAACACCAAGTCGGGGATGGTGGACCTGAAGACGGGGGTTCTGAATGCCCATGACCGCTCTCGCATGTGCACAAAATGCACCTCGGTTGAAGCGGACTTCAGCAAACCAGCGCCCCAATGGCAAGCGTTTCTCAATGAGGCGTGCAACGGTGATAGTGAGTTAATCACTTACCTTCAAAGGTTGGCTGGCTATAGTTCCACAGGCTCTACCAAAGAGCACATCCTTGCCTTCGCCCACGGGTCCGGCGGCAATGGCAAAGGGACGTTCCTTGGAGCCATAGGCAATATCCTTGGCGATTATGCCACCGTGGCTAGTGCGGACGTTTTCTTGGCGTCGAGCAACCAGCGTCACCCCACAGAGTTGGCGTCGTTGATGGGTGCTCGGCTCGTTCACGCGCAGGAGATTGATCCGAGTAGGAAGTGGGATGAAGCCAAGGTCAAGTCATTGACTGGCGGGGACAAGATCAGTGCGCGCTTCATGCGGCAGGACTTGTTTGAGTTTCAGCCGCAGTTCACGCTTGTGATTGCCGGCAACACCAAGCCGGAGATTACTAATGTGGATGACGCCATGCGGCGTCGTATGCACCTCATTCCCTTTGAGACTAAGCCTGTCCGTAAGGATGTGGACTTGCCGGACAAGCTGAAAGAGGAATATCCAGCCATTTTGGCGTGGATTGTCGAGGGGGCTAAGGCTTGGCTGTCTGAGGGCTTGAACCCGCCAGCGGTCGTTATCCAAGCTACCGAGGATTATCTCGCGGGAGAGGATGCCTTGGCCCGCTGGATCACGGAGCGTTGCGTGGCTGGTGCTGACAATGAGATGGGCACAAACGAAGCGTTCAATGACTTCCGCGATTGGTGCAAGGACAATAACGAGGCCAAGGGGCGTGACTGGTCCCAGCGTAAGTTTACAGCAGAGATGAAGACGCATGGCTATGACCACACAAAAGACCGGGCGACCCGAACGAAGCGGGTGTTCCGTGGTCTTGAACTTCTCATCGGCGATGAGGATTACATGGTCATTAATGCTCTGTCCGAACCTGAGGACAGTGACTTCTTTGGCGTTCAGATTAACTTTAAGGCCGGTGAAGAGGACGAGGCGTGACCCGGCCCGGCGAGAAAGGATGTGATGCGATGTATGGAGAAGATTTTATGAGGTATAAGGACATTCGGGATGCGCTGAATGAGGGCGCTGAGCACATGTATGGCAACGCGTCATCGGTCTTCGATCCGGTGGAGAAACCCAAGCACTATAACTCCGGCGGCATCGAGGCCATTGAGGCTATCAAAGCGTCGATGGACCCGGAGGCATATGCTGGCTACCTCAAGGGTAATGTCATGAAATATTTGTGGCGCTATGAGAAGAAGGCCAAGCCGATTGAGGACTTAAAAAAGGCCCGATGGTATCTCGACCGGCTCATCTTGGCTTGGGAGGAGAAAGAGTGAGTTGACGTTAACGTAAAGTAGATTGAGAGGGCTTCGGCCCTCTTTTTTTAATTTGGGGACGGGTT